GGCATGTTGTGCACCACCAGGCAACGGTCGAAACCAAGGTCCGCGCCGCCCAGTTCCTGGCTGTAGGTCACCTGGTCGGCGACCGCGACGTCCTTGCCATCGAGCACTACACGGGCCTTGATACGCTTGCCGAACGAAGCGAACTCGCTGGCCACAGCCTTGGTGCCGGTGAAGCCTGGCGCGCCGATGATCGTCAGGTCTTCAGCGACCCCACTCAACGCGGCCAAGCCCAACTTGCGCCCGGTCTGTGCTTCGATGCCGCCGATCACGTTGTTCTGCGTGTCGGCCAGCGTGGCGCCCTCTTCGACGATGACCACGTACACCGGCACCTTGACTACCTTGAGGATCTGGTAGACGGCGTGGAACAACGTCCCCGCTTCGACACCGGTCGGGTCCAGCTGGGCCTGGGTGGTGAAGCTGTTGATACGGAACGGGGTGTTTTTCGGAATCAGCGGGTTGGCATTCGGCGCGGTGCCGACCAGCCCGATGACGTTGTCACCCAGGCCACCCATGGCCTCGGGAGATTCAGTGGCATTGACGGTAATGCCGTTGTGCTCGAAGTTCAAAACCTCAGCCATGGTTATTCAGCCTTCTTGGCAGCGGCCTTTTTGGCCGGTTGGGTTGGGATGGCTTGCGTGTCGACAGCCGGTGTGTGCGCCACCAGGGCGCTGCTCAGTTCAAGACGACCGGCACTGCGCAAGGCACTGGCCTCGACATCCAGTAGCTCGAGCTTCTGGCCGATGCTCGACCAATGGCCGCCGCCGATGGGGAATGGCAACAGCACGGTGTATTGCTTACGAATGGGCATCTACGGGTTCTCCAGACGCGAAAAACACAAAAGCCCCAATCACGGGGCTTATTGCGGGCGAAAAAAAACCGCTGTCGCGGTTAGGGTTACTTGATGAAAGCTGGCATCACAGGCCAGACAAACCTGGACGGATCCTCGATCGCTTCGGGAATATCACGCAGGGTCTGACGGTAAGCCTTGACCTCGGCCCTTTGTGCCTCTGTCACGGGATAATCCGGTAGTTGAGTAAAGTCCGTATCTCGCAAAAGCTGATTGCGGCGGGTGCGAATGGCTGCCCACTCGATTTCATGCGACGGTATAGCGAGCGGAATATCAAGATGATCCGCATTGGATGTATCAGACATGTTCGTTCCTTAACTGAAGACAACGGTGTCGGCCAAGGACAATTTGGTGCTCAAGTCGCCCAGATTGAACAATCGGCCATTGCCCACTCGCATCGTGTCGATACGCACAGTGGTGTAGTAAATATTGGGAATCAGAATTCGCATGACAACATTGCCGTTGCTATCGACATACACAGCAGGCGTCATATTCCCGAAAGTCGAAACACTTTGCAGGACCCGCGTGGGTTGATAGCAATACCCCACCAGGGTTTCGTCGATTATTTTGGCTGTGCCATAGCTGTAACCCTTGATGTTGAACCAAAACATTTCAGAGTTAGTATTGATGTTCAGCGGCACTCTGAAATGCATGTAAACGTTCGCGCTGGCCCCCAGGTTAGTCGATACAAAATCACCTTGCGCCGTGGCGCCATAGACGCCGCCAGTCCCGTAGACATGCCCTTGCAATACATTGCGACGAATCGTGCCAAGCGCAGTCGGATCTCCTTCAACATCCTTCAGGCTTCGCCACTCATTGAACTGGGCCAAAGCCGTGGCCATGGTCGTGTTGATACTGCCAATTTTCCCATTGACCACCGTGGTCAAATTGTTGGCCGCTGTCACCAGCGACGCGATAGTGGTTTCCAGGCTCACGTTGTCAAACTCCTTGTGCTATTGATTTATTTGGCGACTTCAAGCGTCATTACTCGAAACAGCAAGCCGAGATGCCGTGCCATGTTGTCGATATTGGCAGTCGCCACGGTGGCGATTTCCTCGCTCAACAGGATGTTCAGATTGTCAGACCCGACCACCACCGTGACGCTTTGCGCCGGCAGTGGCGAAATATCCAGCGTGAATTTTTGCAATACACGGGCCGCGGCCGCCTTATAAGTCAGCAACTTTCCAGCCACCGAATACACCGCCAGCAACGTCCCGGTTGACAGATAAAATCCGAACTCACCGATCTCGTATTCATCTGCCCCGTCGAACAACGCGGCCATTCTCAGCTGTCCGGGATCAAGGTCTTCGTAATCCACAATCGCCACGCGCTGCCGTTCATTGCGAAGCGCTGTTTCCGATCCATTGGGATCGTAGCGGGCGGTGCCGGCACCGATGTGAGTGATCTCACCTTTCAAGCCTTGGTTCTTTGCCTGCAACACTTCCGCCAAACCGGCGAAAGTGAAGCGAACCAAGCGCGTAATATCTTCTGTCATGGCTGCGCCCTGAGGTCGTAATCGTTAATGATGTAGGGTTGGGAAACCCCGACATTGGCAAGCCTCGCGTCGAGTTCGAGCATGGGCAGCGTCCCGCACAGAAACAGCTCTGCGTCGCTCAGCGGGCCGTGCATGGCTGCGGTTGCTGCGAGTCCTCCGCTCGTTTGATGCACGAGGGTGATGGTGGCTTGGTCGCGCTCGCTCTTGGCTGCATTGATTCGCTGTATCAGCCGATTGTGATCACCACTGGCCCAGCCTTGGCCGATGATGGCTTGCACATCAAAGGTGTAGGGGTGAGCGCGGGGTTGCTGTTCGTACCAAGCGGTAACCTGGGGTGTGAACCCCAGAGATTCGACGGCGTGGTTCAAAGCCTGGCGAGTACCAGCCTGGCGCTGGATCTGCCAGGACAATGAAACCGTCAGACGTTTTTCCTGGTCGCTGGCTTGCGCATCCCATTCGCTGACACCCCGATCCGCCGCCAAATAAGGCAAGAAGACGGACGGGGTTTCACCTGAATTCATCAGCTCGGGAAACGGCGGATCGATGCGTTCAAGCAAGCGGGCGAAACCCAGGTCAAGCGCTCTTTCCAGCGGCGAACTGTTGGCCGGCAAAAGGCTCGGGCGTGGTGTGTCGTCACTCATAACGTGTCCACCTCGACCTCGACGCCCGTGCAGTACGGGGCTTGGAAAGCCGTCGTCACAATCGGTGCAAGTGGTTCGAGAATCTGGAGCTGAACCGCGCCAGCACTGTGCAGCGTGTAGTCAATCCAGCTCGGGTCCACCCGACCTTCCAATCGATGGCACGCCTCGGCGTATTCCCGCAATTGCTGTTCGGCGGCAACCTGGGTCAAGCCTGAATCCGGGCCGGCGTTGATCTTCGCCACGACGCGGATTTTGTAGGGCTTGATTTGCGCGGCCTCCACGATAACCAGGTCGGTTTCCGGTCGTACATCAGGCCGGGCGAAGTGCAGGCGAACACCGTTCAGCAGCGCTTCGGACGGTGTGCCGTCGCCCTCGCGGGACAGCACCGTGACCGTGACTTCGCCCGGTGCCGTCCGGCGTCCGTTGCCGTCCTTGACTTGCGCGGCGAGACCATCCGGATCGAACGTGTAGGTCACGTTCACCACACCGCCTGCGGCACTGTCCACCTTCACCGCAGGCCGTTCACCGAGAGTAAAGACCTCCCGCCGATACTGCATGCGCGAGCCCGCCGCCGGAGCATGGGGCGCCAGGTAGTAACGCAAGCGAGCGTCATCGTCGCTCTCGTAGACCGGAGCAATGGGCGGGAACGCTGCCGGATCGCCCGGGTCGAGCAACTGACGTTCCAGACCCATGTCCGCCAGGCGAGCATCGAGGTTGGTCCCGGTGGCCCACCACGCCAGCATCTGCTTGATGCGGGCGTTGTATTTGCGTTCGTGGATTTGCAGCCGGACGCAGAACGCCTCAAGCGCCAGGGTCAGCAGTTCGCTTTCGTTCTCAAGACTTTCCAACAACTTGGCCGCACTCCCGGGAGAGCGGGCGCCGACGTACTCGATAACGAAGGTCTTGAACTCCGCGAGCAAATCCTCGAACGCGTCGACGGTGACGATGGCCGGTTCAGCCAACTGGTTCTGACCGGGGATCAACATGCTCATGTCACCACCTCGAAGGTTTGCTTACGGTTTTTCCAGGTGCCGGCGAAGCGCAACAGCAAGCCGGCGCCGTGGCGGCTGGCGACAATGACCTGCGGCTCGAAATCACTGATGCCGTTTTGCGGGTTGTAGAACGCTTGGGCTGCGTGGCTCTGGGCCAGGATCAGCAGGTCGTCGCCAAGGTTCTGCCCCAGCAACTGCGTGAGTGCGCAGCCATACAAAGGACGCTTCTGACGAGTGCCTAAAGGCGTGGTCAACGCCCGGGTGGCGCGCTGCACGAACTGCAGCCAGTCGTCCACCGTGGCGCCGGTGTTTCGATCGATTCCAATCATGAGCAAATCTCTTATGCGGTACTGATGACGCGCCCCTGGTGATCCACCACCGGGCCGCTCAGGTGCACACCGGAAGCATCGAGCCGCAGGCCGACGGCGCCCAGTTGCAGTTCGATGGCCTCGGGAGTCATCGCCAACCGCGACGGGCCGATGTTCAGTTCGAGGGATTCACGAGAGCCGGTAAACGCCGCCGGGCCGTTTTGCCAGTGCAGGACATGGCTGGCATGGTCGTAGCCGTTTTCCGAACCGTCCTGATAGAGACGACGCGTCAGCGAGGCCTGGGTCGAGACGGGCGGAAACTGACCGCCGTTGAGGCCGAACAACGCCACCGACTGCCCACCGCCCTCGCCGCCGCCATGATTCAACAACAGGCATTGCTCGCCCACGGACGGAATCCGCGACTCGCTCTGGGCGCCGGCACTGGGATTGAAAAAGCGGATCGCCGGGGTCAGCAGCCCACCATGACTGACTTTGCAGGTGTTGCTGGCGGCATCGACCTCCTGACAAACGCCGATGCGGCAGAAACTGTCGGCACGCCGATGCAGGTCTTCCAGCTCGGTTTCCATCTCGGCCAGACGCTCGATGATCGGCCCCAGATGCAGGTTTAACAGCGCATCGAACATGGGTCAGGCCTCGAGCGTGGTGTATTGATCCGGGTCGTCGATGTTCGACACTTCCCAGGTACGGGCAAATTTCGGGATGCCCAGCGGGTCCTCCAGCAGCGTTGGGCCGAGGTACAGGGTTTGGGTGAAGGAAAGGGTCCAGGCGGTGTACGACTGGGTTTCGCGGGTAAACGTCGATGCGATACCACTGATGTCAGCGGGCAGGTCGCATTGATCACCCGGAAGGTTCCAGCGGTTATCCACCACCAGGCGTTTCAACTCACAACCCAAGTCGCAAGCGGCCGACGCTGTGCCCGACAACACGACTTGCAAAGAAATCGTCAGGACATGGGCAATGCGTCCGTCGCTGGATCGCATGCCTGCTGCATCCTGCTCAATGGCAACCAATACCCAAGGCGGATCGCCAGCACCATTGAAATCCTGAGGGCTGGCGACATTCAAACCAGGAATGAAAGCGCGCAATGTTTCGGCAATGGCCGTTAACAGCTGCGAGGGGTTTTCAAGGACGGCAGGCATCAAGGCCTCCTGTTTATATGGCCGCACGAAGGGATCATTTTTGGTCGGAACGAGGGTCACGCGGCGATGGTCCATCAACGCCCATACGCTTGGCGGCCCAACGCTCATAAAGCCCGATGGCCACGTCCGCCCCCGCCATCGCCGTCAGGCAACCAAAGGCACCCGCGGCCCAGATCGACAGGCCCATGGCGTACAACAGCATGATCGCCGAGACGCCGCAGACCATGCAGGCGCCGGAGCGCAGGGCCAGGCGGCGCAACAGCGACCAACCACGGGCGCCCTCTTTGTCGGCACGCCACATCTCGCCAGTCACCCCGCCCACCAGGGCGAGCACGATGACCAGCCAGATCGGCATGTCCAGCAACGCTTGTTGCTCGTTTGTCATGTCACGCCTCCTGGGGGGTGGATGAATGTTTGGAAAGCTGCAAAAAAGCCCGGCACAGAACCGGGCTTTTCAAAACGACGCTCCGTTTAGGGCAACTCCGGCCAAACAATGCTCAGCGGAAAACCGGGTTGTTTGTTGACTTGAGTGAAGGCGACGCAATATTCCTTGAAGGCAATCAAGTAAGCCTGCTCGGCAGCGGTGGCCACGCCCAGATCGACTTTGAATTGCAGTCCCGAAGACGCCACACGGGTCATGACAGCATCGAACCGCAGGGCTTTTTCATTACGCATCTGGTCTGCAAGTGCAGTCTGCGGCCAAGGGAACCCGGAGTTGAACGACCAGACCCCATCGGTATTGATTGCGTTGTAGTCGTAATCGACCTCAACACTGGAGCGGCCAGTCACATCAATCCAAAGTTGATCGGCTGGGAACTCCTCAGAGATCAGGTTGACGGTTTCGTAGATGTTGTCGACTTTACCGTTCACGACACGTGCGTATTTTTTCATGCTTATATCCTTATTTTTTGCCGACACTCCGGCACTCTTCGATCTGCCTGCTTTAGGTAGGCATTCCAAAAAGCCCGGCAACGAACCGGGCTTTTCAGTAATGCGTTCCTACGTCTTCCTTGACCGATGGCCAGCAGGAAGTTGATCTTTCGGCGCGACTGGCGCGGTACGGATCCATTCAAATTGTTTTTCCGACCGCGGTCCCTGCCCGCCGGATAACTGCTTCTGGTGCTTTACGCTGCACACCCGGGTCAGTTGCCAACCCTCTGAACCGTTAAGGCCG